AGCTTGCCGACATGCAGCGCAGGGTCAATGCATTTGCTGACGTTACTGGCCAAATCCCTGCTTTCGAGTCGTTGGATGAGGCATTGAAGCGGACGTTTGGTTCCGGTATTCAGTACCTGACAACCACGGCCCGCGAAGCTGCAGTAGGTAGGATTCGTCCAGAAACAGGGCTGATTGCGGTGATGGTCCGGCTTTCCGCCAGCCTAGAAAACCAGTTATACCAGCGCATTTTCACGAAAGCACTGGAGGACCCGGACTTTGCAAAACGGATTACCTCTATCTCTACCCCGCAACAGGCTAAAGCCGTTATTGCTGACCTAGAGTCCATCGGCATCCCACGTACCTCGCTTGCCCCTGCGCGGATCGCGCAGCTAGAGGCTGTCCAGATGGCGGCGGAGGGCGAAGAGCCAATCCCCGGTATGGCGGAGCTTCCTGTCGTATCACGTGGCCAAGCGGCAGCGATGCTACGTGCATTACCGCCTGCTCCTCCGACTACGGGCTACGAGCTGAGGTTGCCAACAACCCCGCCCCGCGCTCCGGGGTCAGGTGCGCAGAATATCCCGTTAATGTATCCGTCTCTGTTTCCGAATGATCCGATCAGTGGAATATTGGAGCAGCGCCGGCAACAGATTCAACAGGGCCAGCAAATTCAACCGCAGTTTCCACAGTAAGGGTAGCCATGCCGAAAGAGATATGGGATAAGCCCCGTCCAAAGTCAGAAGGTAAGCCAAAAAAGCTCGCGCCCAAACAAAAAACGGCTGCAAAAGCAGCCGCAAAGAAAGCGGGAAGGCCCTACCCTAACCTAATCGACAACATGCGGGCCGCCCGGAAGAAATAGTTCCCCTCCGTCGAGATCGGTACGCTCTTCTCCAAGTGGCTCGACGGCCTCAAGGGCTGCCTTATCGGCGGCCCTCTTTTTCTCGTACTCCGCCACGCGCCGCATCCATGTGTCCTGATAGCTCTGGAATTCTCTGCCACAAGTGGTGAATTCCTGTACCTCACCATTCTGCGCCACCATCAAAATGACACCATAGTCGATGGCCGTACCATGGACCTTGTTGTGGGCCATAGCGTACGCGGCTAACTGCAAAAAGTAGTCTTCAATCCATTCCCGCTTCTTCATCCGATTCGTTTGCTTGAAGTCGAGGATGGACGGATGGCCCTTGTACACACCGCCAAAATCGGTTGTCCCCGCGTATCGCTGCGGGTAGTACAGGGGAACTTCTGACCCCCATACCTCTTGCACGTCTTGGAAGAAGGCTTCCACAAGGGTGTAACCCATGCGATAGCCCTTTACCTGCAGCCACGTGCGCGGAGGGTCCAACGGCCGGTTCAGCAGCAGCCGCTCCACCACGTTATGCATGTGGGTGCCGACAGTGGCTGCATCATTGCGGATACGTTCTGCCGCCTCCTGCCCTACCTTTTGCTCCCATGCCTGCAAGAAGGATTTATCCTTCGTCCCGTCCAGAATCGTCGTTACGCTTGGCAGGGCAATGCTGCTTTCCCCTTCTTCGACTACGTATTTCCTGCCCGTCTCGAAATCTATCCTGTCCAGCTTTTGGTACTTGTATTTGCGGCGGATTGGTACGAGTTGCATTAAATTAGCCATCCTTTCAGGTCTTCCCCTAGTACGGCGGAAGCAATGTTGATCTTGTTACGAAGCGCTTTGACAATGTGCTCATCCACCGTATTGGCAGCGATAAGGTCGATGTACGTCACCTTTTCTGTCTGCCCGATCCGGTGAGCGCGGTCCTCGGACTGCAGCCGTTTCTCTAAGTCAAAGCTGTTGCTGTAGTAGATGACGGTATGGGATGAAACGAGAGTCAAGCCATAACCACCGGTGGTGGGATTGCCGACAAAGAACCGAAGCTCGTGCGCCGGGTCAGAAAAATCCTCTACGATCTGCTGCCTGTCCTCCCCCGGGGTGTCCCCGTAGTAGGTAGCGACAGAAGTCATGCCGTATTCCTTCTGTATGGCCAATTTGATGTCTTCGATATTTCTTCGATAATTGGCCCAAATGATCACTTTTCCGTCAGATTCTGCCAATAATTCCATCAATTCTGACAATCTGTTGTTCGGAAGTGGGAGTTCTTGGCCATCATCCAGCTTCACATATCCGCAGACAATTTGATGCAGGCGCATCAGCTGCGTCAGCGCATTGTTAGTGGTCACTAACCCCTCGTCCAAGACAGCCAGTGCCATCTGTTTCATCTGGTCATACGCCTTCTTTTGCTCCGCTGTCAGTTCCACGTCACGGCGCAGATAAATCTTGTCCGGGAGATCAAGGCACTCGTCTTTTGTGACGCGGAACGCGAAATTGTCTAGCTTGCCTTTGAGCTCGTCCAAGTGCCGATAGCCGACAACCTGTTTAAAGGTATGGCTAGGCATCTTCCTCTCAACAAGAATCGCGTACCGCGCCTGAAATGCGTAGTAGCTGCTGTAGTTGAGGCAGTCCTCGCTCAAGAATTCGCACTGGGAGTACAGGTCAAGAGGGCTTTTTGTGACAGGAGAGCCTGTCGCTATGCGCCGATAAGTAGCCTCTTTGCCGATTTTTACAATGGACTTCGTACGTTTGGCAGAAGGGGTCTTGATTGTGGTGGACTCATCAATTGCCATGAAGGCTTTTGTCACACGAAGGAATACCTTGGCAAACTGCTGGCCTTTTTCCGTGCTGAAAGCTTCGATATTCATGATCAGGATGCGTAAATCGTCTACTGACTCCATCATCATGTCCATTTCCGCGCGTTCCGCCTTGCGCGGAGCGGGGTTCCAGCATGCCATCTTGTAGCTGATATGGTCAGGCATGTGCTTTGGTATCTCTGATCGATACCAGTTCCGGTATACCCCCTTGGGGGCAACAATCAACAACGCATTTATATGCCCTTTGTCATATAGCATTGCTGCGTTATTGATGATCATGAAGCTCTTGCCTGTCCCCATCTCGGCAAATAGTGCGATATTCTTCTTCTCCCAAAAGCGATGCAGGTACGCGGCTTGATGGGCGAATGGGACGTTCTTAAACGGGTACTTCTCAACAAAATAGTCCATCTTTCTTCCTTTCTGTATCAGACCACTTGACAGTCCGTACCGATATCGTACACTATGGGTACACTTTTAGAAAGGAGAAAGAAACATGAACCGTGTTTTTGTAGTTCAAGAGATGTCAAACCATGACATTTCACCCGCAATGAAGTTTGGGAAGATTGAGGTACTTCTGCCTTACAACACCCAAGTTGCTTTTTCGACCATCCCCGTCATACGAAAGCTTCGCCGCAAGCTTATGGACTTCCGTGATACCGATTTCATCTTGTTAACAGGTGACCCGGTGGCTATCGGAATGGCCTGCGCGATTGCATCTTTCAATAATGGCGGGCGATATACTGCTTTAAAATGGGATCGCCGGGAACATCTGTACATCCCGGTACGTGTTGATGTTACTGAGAATGGAGAGATAGATGACTGATATGAACAGCCTGTTCGAGCAGGATGCTGGTGCATTGCAGGTAAAGAATGAGGACCTCACTTCTGTGGGTTCTCTTGCTAAACGCGCCAAGCAACTCGAAAAAGAAATTGAGGAAATGGAAAGCGTCTTGAAAGAGCGTAAAGATCAGCAGCGAAAACTGCTGGAAGACTCCATTCCTTCCATGCTTCAGGGCTTGGGCATGAAGTCCTTCAAGATGGCGGATGGCAGCACAATTGACGTGAAGCCGTATTACTCTGCCAGCATCAAGGAAGAGAATCGTGCCGTTGCCTTTCAATGGCTTCGTGACCGTGGTTACGATGACATTATCAAGAACATTGTGTCAGTTCGGTTCGGCCGTAATGAGGACCAACTGTGCAATAACCTAATCAATCTTCTTCGTGAGCAAAACTACCCTGTTGATCAAACGGAGAAGATTGAGCCGCAGACGCTAAAAGCATTTGCGAAAGAAATGGTGGAACGTGGTGTTGAACTGCCCACCGAAATATTTGCTCTGTACGTAGGGTACAAAGCAACCATTAAATCAGCTTAACGATACGAGGAAAACGATCATGGCTAAAAACGAAGTAGCGACGAAACAAGAATATGCAGTTACAGCAGCGTTGTCCTTTGAAGAGGACGCACAAGGTGGTTTTGAGAACATGAATCAGGAGGACTTTGCTCTTCCGTTCCTGCGCTTACTGACCAATACCAGCCCTGAAGTAGGCGAGGTAGAAGGTGCATTGCCGGGAATGATCTACAACACAGTAACAGGGCAGCTTTACGATGGCAAAAAAGGGGTTACGGTCATCCCGTGTGCATACGTACGACAGTACATTGAATGGTCCCCCCGTGGATCGGGTCCCGGGGCACCGATTACTATTTATCCCGCGACGAGCGATATCCTTAGCAGAACGCACCGGGAACCGGGCGATAATAAAGATTATCTCGACAACGGCAACTATATTGAGAACACTGCCAATCACTACGTCATGTTGGTAAGCGAAGACGGCATTCCCGAGCCGGCCTTGATTACCATGAAATCTACGCAGCTTAAAAAATCGCGTAAGTGGAACAGCATGATGATGTCTGCAAAAATGATGGGTAAGACTGGGGCATTCACCCCTCCTATGTTTTCTCAGTTGTATCGTTTGACTACGCAAGCAGAGTCGAACGATAAAGGTAAATGGTTTGGTTGGGAAGTTGAGCGCATTGGCGCAGTGGAGGACGCTGACCTGTACATGACAGCAAAGTCTTTCGCCAACAGCATTAACTCCGGCGACGTTAAGGTGAAGCACACTTCGGATGACATTTCGGAGAGCAGCAGCCACGTACCGTTCTAATCCTTCTGTTACACCTTTGGGGTACCTGTAGTACGGGTACCCCATCTTTTCTGAGATGCAGCATGGCCGATATAACAAAATTTAAGGCGATATTCAGCGGTCTCGAAATCGCATACGGAACATATGTAATCAAAGGATCGCGTGGCGATGGGAAACAAGCAGGGCAAGCAACCGTTGTCCGCAAACCGCCTACCGACGATTTATGGGAAAAGCACCTTGAAGGCGTAGAACCTTCTCTCGGAATTATCCCAATTCGATCCAACAATAGTTGCATTTGGGGGTGCATTGATATCGATCAGTACCCCATTGACCATAAAGGCTTGGTCGAGAAAATAACGCAACTCAATCTTCCCTTGGTGGTGTGCCGTAGTAAGTCTGGCGGAGCACACTGCTTCCTGTTCACTCGTGAGCCAATTGCTGCTCGGTTTATGCAGGATTACCTCAAAGCATGCGCCGCGCTCCTCGGAGAAGCAGGCCGTGAAATATTCCCTAAGCAAGCAGAAATACTCGTTGATCGTGGGGACACCGGTAACTTCTTGAACCTGCCTTATTTTGGTGGAGATCAAAGTACTCGCTACGCATTCAACGCGGACGGTACGGCGGCTACTCTGGAAGAGTTCTACGCGCTCCACGCGACTCACGCACAAGGCACTGACCTTGAGCTCCCTGAGCCCCCAAAAGTAGCTGAGGCCCCGATCAAGGATGGCCCTCCGTGTCTGCAGGCGCTATGCAGTCAAGGCTTTCCCGAAGGTACCCGTAATAACGGTATATTTAATGTAGGTATCTACCTGAAGAAGGTCGCCCCCGCGTCATGGGAAGACAAAGTTGTTGAGCACAACATGAAGTACTTTTCCCCTCCTCTGCCAAACAATGAGGTGCAACTTGTTATCAAGCAATTGGGCAAAAAAGATTATCGTTATAAGTGTAAGGATGCCCCGCTCAACTCGTTCTGCAACTCTGGCTTATGCAGAACAAGGCGGCACGGAATCGGCGGCCATGGTCCTGATTCGCCGTCACTTTCGTCGCTCTCCAAATACGCGAGTGAGCCGCCTCTTTGGTTCCTTGATGTCAATGGGAAGCGCGTGGAACTCGAAACAGACAGCCTATTCAATCAAGCCGCGTTCCAGAAAGCTTGTCTTGAGAAGCTTAATGTCCTGCCGCCCACGCTCAAGAAAACAGATTGGGAGAACATGCTCAATGGTCTTCTCAAAGAGATGGTCGAAACAGAGCAGATATCAGAAGCTAGTGAGGACACCTCGGTCACCGGCCGTTTCATGGACCTGCTTGAAGAGTTCACTACGCACCTGCAGCAAGCCATGGATCGCGAGGAAATACTGATGGGCCGCCCTTGGCTTGATCCCGATGATGGAAAGTGTTACTTCAGGATGAAGGACCTCGACGGGCATCTTATGCGTAATACCTTCAAAGGCATGACCACCCCAAAGATGGCGCAGCGCATGCGTGACCTCGGAGGGGAGCCCATTAGCTTGTTCCTTAAAGGGAGGACAGTCAGGTGCTGGCGAATTCCTCCTTTTGCAAAGCAAGATGCCCCATTTACTACCGAGACTGTTCGGCAGCAGGGGAGTCCTTTCTAATGGCCAAGAAACTTTTAAGCCTGAAACGACCTACCGTAAAAACCCCTGCTTGGGGCAGGCCCGCCTCTCGCAAGAAAGCTACTGTAGTGCGAGATACGCCTAGTGCCCCTGCTATCAAATTGAACTTGAATCCTACGTCCAAGTTGATTCATCTGGAGCATGCGGAAGACCATATGATCACCTATGGCATGCTTGGGTATTTGCACGCCTGCGAGACGTTGTTTGCTGTGCATGATGCATTGCTTGGAAAGCATAGCCGCGTCTCTATCACCGAGAAATACGATGGAAGCCCCAGCTTGGTGTTTGGGCATCACCCTGTATCGAAGAGATTTTTTGTCTCTACCAAAGCATTCTTCAACAAAGAACCAAAGATCAATTATTCTCCGGAAGACATTGATCGTAACTACGGGTATGCGCCTAGCCTTGCTATCAAGATGAAGGCGGCCTTTGACCATCTTCCAAGCATTGTTCCGAATGCAGGCATCTTCCAAGGGGACTTGATGCACGTGCAAGGCATCAATGCTAGAGAGAATGAAGACACGTTTTTCTTTACGTCTAACACAATCACCTACACTGCGCTCCTGTCTTCTGAGTTAGGAAAATCTCTTCGCGCTGCGCGAATCAGTGTGGCGCTCCACACCACATACACAGGCGAGGATATTGCTTCGCTGACCGCGATTCACTCCATCGATCTTTCCAAATTCAGGCGGCACCCTGATGTCTGCATCATTGATGCTGCCGTCAACCTTGCAAAGGTGTATTACCCGCAAGAGGCGCAGACTGCTTTTATGGAGCACATGTCTCAGGCTAAGGTTTATTACGACAGCTTTAGCCAAGTAAGCTTTCGCCTGCTTCCCTACATATCCAAGATGAAGAAGTACATCAATCACACTGTTCGACAAGGCACTTACCCTGCCCTTGCAGACTTTTTGACATACACAGGGGAACCATTTTCGGTTACGTCTCCTCCGTTACATGACCTGTTCAGCGCCCATCGCTCCTTGCAGCAGGCGAAAGATATTCTGGGTAATGCTCTGTCTTTTTCTCGCATACTGAGAACTTCCATAGACGGGCGTAGCACGAAGGGCGAGGGGTTCGTCTCCGTGCTGAACAACCAGCCAACCAAGATAGTAGACAGGGCCGAATTCAGCAGACAAAACTTCCTGCGGCAGCCTGCGCGTGACGCGAAGCTGCGGACAAAGGTCGTGACGTTCGCGCGTATGAACCCTCCGACTATCGGTCACGAGAAGTTGATAGGAAAAATCAAAGAGCTTTCCCTTGCCCATGACGCAAAACATGTTGTATTTTTAAGCGCTAGTCATGACGGGCGGGACAACCCATTGACTCCGCCCGTAAAGCTCTCTCACCTAGAGAAGCTGTTCCCTGATACCTGCTTCCACTTAGAATCCAATCGGCTTTTCTGGCTACAGCAGCTGTTCAATGTACGAAGGGAAGGCGTAGAGCATTTAATCGTCGTGGCAGGCTCTGATCGAGCCGAACAGTATGAAGAATTGTTAGAGCGATATAACGGCAGGGACGAGTATTTTTACTTTAAGAAAATCACTGTTGTTTGTGCAGGGGACAGAACGATAGCGGCTGCCGGCGCGTCTGCAACGAAGATGCGTGAATGGGCCGCGAGTGGGGACTTTAATAGTTTTCGCAGCAACCTTCCTTCCACTGCCTCCGATGAATATGCGGAAGAGATTTACCTCGATGTGCGTAAAGGTCTGGACTGATGGGAGCTATCTGTAAAGTATTTGGCCCGCCGGGAAGTGGTAAGACTACCTATCTCTTGAATCAGGTGGAGAAAGAGCTGGAAGCAGGCGTTTCTCCCATGAAGATTGGGTACTTTTCTTTCACACGTAAAGCTGCCAACGAAGCGCGGGACAGGGCTATTGCAAAGTTTCCTGAGTTGAGCGAGAAGACTGACTTCCCTTACTTCCGCACACTGCATAGCTTGGCCTTCCGCTGCTTAGGTACCAAGACCGATGACATGATGCAGCCTGAGCACTTCTTGGAGTTTGCACAGCAGGCAGGAATTGAAATAAACACCAGCCGAGATGATGAAGACGGCTTCGTCAAAACAGATAATCCTATCCTAACCGAGATAAATCTTTCTCGGATTCGTGGGATTGACTTACGTGAGCATTACAACAAATCCGGTTTAAGTATCGAGTGGCACCACTTTGAGTTTGTAGAGCGCACGTATAGGCATTACAAGACCGCGCGTAATCTCCTCGACTTCACCGACCTTCTTGAGATGGCATGCATAGATGAATCCCGCCTGCCTCGGCTAGAAGTTCTGATCATTGATGAAGCACAGGACCTGTCAAGGCTGCAATGGCATATGGTGTATGCCTTGGCTAAAAAGGCTGACCGCATATTCATTGCAGGGGACGATGACCAAGCC